CTTGATGTCTTTCCGATTCCCGCTGGCGGGTGTCCGAGTGTACTGTGACCCCGTGGCGTTATTCAAGTACGTCGCCCACTCCCGTTCACCCGCTCGGCCTTTGTGTTGTGAGCGGCCCATTAAGGGCTCCTCTTCTGGAAGAGCTTCAATTTCCTCGTCAAGGTGGCGCAAGACTTCACGTGCTTCGGCGGTGAACAGGTCCCTTTACAGATCTCTTGCTGGATCCGCTTGATCTTCTCGGCCACCTGGCGGGCTTTGCTCCAGCGGTACTTCTTCTGCAGCGCGACATCTATTGCCATGGCCGAACCTCCCAGAAGATGATCGGGTGTGACAGCCGCCCGACCGGGTACTTGTAGTGACTCCATTCCACGATCTGCGGCGGCGTGGCAAAGTACTTCTTGCAGACCAGTCGCAGCACGTCCCACACCGGCCCGACCGGCAAGTGATCTTCCATGTAGAGCCGATCGATCTTCCCCTTGCCTTGCTCGACGTCACGCACGTTCCCTGGCCCGCTGCTGTATTCGAGCATCGTCTTCCGCGCGTACTCCGGTAAGCCCTCCTCCGCGGGCAGCCGGACGACCATCCCCTTCTGGAGACAGTCCCGGATGTCAATCGTCGCGAAGGGGATGAGCGTGTAGCCATCATGGAGCAGACGCCTTCCATGCGCGATCGCCTCCGTCACCGTCAACTGCGCGAAGTAGGGACAGCGGAATTCCTCGCCCCGCTCAGTCCTGAGGGAGATCCCCTTCGGCGCCTTGAGCGTGTCGAGGAAGTCCTCCAGGTCGGCGAGCGTGTGACACACGGTGTAGTCGGGGGTGTTCAGCCCCAGTTTAGCGAGATGGTCCAGGCTGTCGGACTTGCTCATGCGCTCCCCGTCGTTTGTGGTAATACCGCGTGATCTGCTTCTTGTTGTGTACCCGCCGGTGCGTCTCACACGTGACCAGCACGCGCTTGCGGCCATCCGCGAAGCGTCGCACGGCGGCGGGTTGGCGGCAGAGCGTGCAGAGCTTCTGCAGCCGCCGCAGGCGATAGCGTTTCTGCTTTCCGGCTGACATGCACGTCACCTCCTTTCAGTAGTCCGATCGCTGGCGGAACTGGTTCACGGCCGACTTCTTGAAGTAGAGTTGCAACAAGCTCTTCGCGTCGAGCCCGGTGGAGAGACAGACTTCGATGTAGAAGTGCAACGCATCCGCCAGCTCTTCGTAGAAGTGGTCCACGTCCACTGTGACCTCGCTCTGCTTCCATGGCCGATTCTTCAGACAACCACTCGCCTCGCAGAGCTCTTCGATGCAGCGGAAGAGCAAGTCCTTAATCCGCTGTTGCCCCCGGCAGGTTTGCAGATCGAGGGGATCGGGCACATCCACACCCTTCTGCCGCTCGATGACATCGTACTTCGCGCGGAGCTCGGCCTGCCGGGCAAAGATCCATTCGAGCTTATCGCCAGGGACTTCACCCGAGGGGACGTCTTTGATGTTCATTCCCAGTCCACCTCCAATTGGTCGTAGGCCGTCTCCTTCACGGGGATTAGCCCTTGCTTGATCATCCGACTCACGACACCCTTATCCGGCACGCGTCGGAAGCTGGTCTTCCGCAGGAGCGAGTAGCGTTCGACCTGTGCACCATCGGCTTTCATCTGCTTCAGCTCGAGCAGCAGCAGTTCACGCAGCTGTTCGACCTTCGCGCTGTCTTCACTCACGGCGTTCTTCAACGTGTAGTACGCCTTCGTGAGTTTGAAGAACGTCTTGCCATTAGGTTCAGTAGCATCCACTTCCACGACCTTCGGGTCCCCCTTTGCCCCTCGGCGTGCGCGAATGATCCGCTTCACCTTCGCGCCATGGCACGATGAGAAGTAGTCGCACTGGTAGCACTCCTTGCTCCCCAGTTCAAAGTCACGCGCGGGGAGCTTCTTCTGTTGCAGTGCTGACTCGACATCGGCATACCGCTTCAAGAGGATCTTCACTCGCTCAGGGTCGTACTCGAGCGGGAACTCAAGCAGCTCCGACGTGTTCTTGTTCTTCACGAGGATGAGCGCCTTAGGGATATCACTCATCCACATGTACATCAGCGCCTGGTCGATGTAGGCCTGCTTCACTTCGCGGGTCTTCTTGAAATCCTCAAACGTGAAGTGGTTGACGCCCTTCACTTCGAGGATCATCTCGCCTTCGGCTTCTTCCACGACAATCCCGTCGGCGTGGCCAATCACGACGAACGCCACGCTACCCACGGTCACCTTCTTCTTGAACTCCTTCTCCACACCTTGGAGCTTGATGCCTTTCAACTGCCGGATGAGCTCACTCACTTCACGCTGGTGGGTATGCCCGTCCTGAAAGAGCAGCAGCTTCTGCGGTGGGAGCGGATCTTGGGTCGTCCCCAGTCTCGCGTACGCGATCTGCCGACGGCAGTCGCCCGCCTCCGACGCCCGGAAGTTGTTCCGGGGTCGTGGCGGCGGGCGCTTCGGCACATTCTCGTAGATCCGCTCAACGAGCATTACCGCTTCTTGCGACGAGGCCTCTCGTCCTCCTCTTCCTCTTCCTCATCGTCCTCCTCCTCATCGTCGTCATCGCTGCTGCGGCTGCGCTTGGCTTTCGGGGCCTTCTCCTCTTCTTCCTCGTCCTTATCGTCGCCCGTGGTCTTCGACTTCGACGACTTCGGCTTCTCCTCTTCCTCATCCTCTTCGTCATCTTCGTCTTCGTCGTCGTCAGCCTTCCGGATCTTCTTCGACTTCGCGCCTTCGCCGTAGTTCTCGTCGATGATGTCTTGCATCTGGTCGGCGCTGGTTTCCTCAATCACCACCTTCGGGAGGTCGATCATCATCTCCTCCCAGCCATCCACGTCGATAGCCGTGGAGCGGGGCTTGATCCGAATCTCGTAGCGGGTGTCATTCCGCCCGGAGCCGGTGCGCTCGATGACGATGTCATGCCCTTCCTCCGGATCGGTGAAGTCGCCCCAATCCGGGTCGTCCATGTACCCCGACAAGACCTTGAGCACCTTGGCGGAGAAGCCCCAGATTTGGGCTGAGCCGGGGTTGTTGCGGTCAATCACGGTGGCGTAAAACTTCCGCCGTGCTTGCACCCGCTTGCCGAGCTCTTGGTCTTCAGTGGAGCCGCTCAGCAGGTCGTCAGAGAACGCGCACATGGGGCAGGCCTTCTTCCCCAAGAGCTTCAAGCAGGGGTAGGCTCGCTCACGGCCATCCGACTGGAAGCCGTAGTGCAGCGCCGTCTCGAAGTAGAAGAGCCCCTCTTCACTCCAGGGCGGCAGGATCCGCACGACGTTCTTACCCACCTTCGGCTTGAAGTACTTGCCGGCGCCCAACGTCTCCGCCCGGCGGCGCACTTTCTCGGTGTCGGTCTTGAAGTACTTGCGTGTCTTGGTTGCCATTACGTCTCCCACTTCTGTTGTGCCCCCCAACTGGGGCCAGCTTTCAGCTCAGCGACGAGGGGGACTTTCAAGTCGAACCCAAACCGCCAACGCAGCGGTGGGTGCTCGCATATCCTCTTCAGTGCCTGGCTGACATGCTTCACCTCCTTGGCTGGGCTGTCCACAAGGATCGCGTCGTGGACGTTTGCCACAATCTTCGACTTCATCCCTTCCTTCCGTAACCACTTCCAGAACTCCAGCATCGAGAGCACGGTGACGTCAGACGCCGTACCCTGCACGGGGGTGTTCACCGCTTGGCGCAGGGCCTCGCGCCCTTCACGTGATTCGTAATCGACCTTGCCGAAGCGGCGCCGTCGTCCGAATTCATTCCACACCATATGGTACTTGAGCGCACGGTTCTCCATCTCCCGCATCCAGGGCTTCACACGTGGAAACTCCCGGAACCAGTCCCGCATGAGGCGTCGCGCTTCGTCTTCAGACGTCCCGATCTTGCTGGAGAGGCCGACAGGTGAGATGCAATAGCAGATGCCGAAGTTCACTTGCTTCGTGAACTTGCGCTCCTGCTCCGTGATCTGCGTCTCAGGCTTCTTGAAGACCTTCGCGGCCACGGCTCGATGGATATCTTTGCCAGTACGAAAGGCTTCGATGAGGCCGGGATCCCCGGAATAATGGGCCAGTACGCGGAGCTCAACTTGGTTGTAATCCATTTGGAGGATCCCACCACGCGGCCAGCGCGAAACAAACATGCTCTTAACTGGGCCTTCACGGGGAATCTGTTGGAGGTTTGGGTCAGAGCAAGAGAGCCGTCCGGTAACCGTGCCAGTTTGATGATAGTCCGGGTGGACTTTCCCGTCGGCTTTGACATCGAGACCCTCCAAGTAGGTATTGAAAATCTTCGTGTCTTCCCGATACTGCAAGAGGCCTTGCACCCATGAGCGCACGCGCGGGAGAATCGTGCGGTCACTCGCGATCTCGAGCAGGACGGCTTCCTTCACCGATGGCTCGCCCTTCGGGGTTTGCCAGTGCTCTTCAATCGGAATCTTCAGCTGTCGGAAGAGGAGGTCAGCGACTTGCTTGGGTGAGCTGAGATTCAAATCCGCACGGTACGGTCGGCGGAGCTCTTCACCGCTCTTCACAATCTTACGGTGATAGACTTGGCGCAGCCGCTGACGCTCATCCGGGTCAATCTGAAAGCCCGCCAGCTCGACGTCGAGCAGCATCCGCGTGACTTCGCTCTGGAACTTCATCAGTTCGATGAGCTTCTCTTCCCGCAACCACTTCAGGGTGCGTCGGTAGAGCCGGATCGTCGCATCAGCATCCCCGCAGTTGTAGTGTAGGAGATCCTCCAGTGGCACATCGGGCGTGAAGCCATGGAAGGGCTTGTCGCCCTTCACCTTCGCCTCCCACTGCTTCAGGAGCTCACCGATCTTCGTGTAGACGAGCGCGAGATGCTTGAGTGATTTATCCGGGTAGTTCTCATCGATGAGGTGGAACATCACCTTCGTGTCACGGAGGGCCTGCCCCGCTTCGTGGAAGACTTGCTGTGACCATTGCATATCGAACAAGATCTTGTGGCCGACGATCTTCTTCTCGCGATAGAGCCGTCGGAGGAAGAGCGTGACTTGGTCCACGTTCAGGTCGGACTGCTGGTGGTGAATGGGAAAGCAGAAGCCGATGCCGGGTTCGGGACAGAGCGCGAAGGAGATCAGCTTCTGCGTGCGGTCGTACATATCCAGGCCGGTCGACTCGACGTCGAAGGCCACCACCTCACCGCCACGTCGTACCTGATCGCACACCTCACTGAAGTTCTTCCGCGTCACGAGCGTATACGCCAGACGCGGCTTCACCGTCACAGGCTGCGGCGTGCCATTCAGGAATGAGAGCGCCCAACGGAAGTCGTCGATGATGATCTGCGTGAACGTCGGGGTCCGGAGCGCCGCGGCCGGGTGGTAGGTACCCACTACCGTTGCGTCGCCTAGGGTAAATCGCTGGCCTCGCGCGTTCGTGACGTTCGGCGCCTTCTTTCCAAGCAAGCCGCGGAGAGCGATGTTGCCGAGGGCAATGATAACTTTCGGCTTGACATACGCGAGTTCCTGTGTGAGGTATTTCCGACACGTCTCAATCTCTTTCGCGGTGGGTTTACGGTTATCCGGAGGTCGACAGTGCACGGCGTTGGAGATGAAGATCTCTGGCCGTGAGAGGCCCACGGTATCAAGGATGGAGTCAAGAAGTCGACCAGCTTTTCCCGCGAACGGCTTCCGTATAGAGTCCTCACGAAATCCAGGAGCTTCTCCAACAAGCATGACGTCCGCGGGGTATCGACCATCACCGATAAGGCACACCGCTTGTGCAGTCTGATGGAGGGCGCAGTCTTGACAGGCGGCATTTCGGATCTTCTCAAACAGTGGCAGTTTCATGGAGGATGGCCATCGCAGGCAAGACCAAGGGAACCCAGTCTAAGATCCTCACGTCTCCGTACAGGCGGGAGTAATGCACCCACCGGACGCCGGCGGTGTAGAGCGCCTTGAAGCAATCCCAACAGGGCAGGTGCGTACAGTACGCAGCCAGCGGTTCTTGGAGAAAACTGATGCGATGCAGTAGAGCATTCATCTCCGCGTGAATCGCCCGGATGCAGTGGTCATCCACTAAGACATGACCGACGTCATCACAATGCGCCGTGCCCGGCGGCGAACCATTATAGCCCATCCCCACCACACGCTTCGTATTCAGACTGACGAGCACGACACCCACCTTGGCCCGATCACACGTCGCTCGCTGGGCGGCGGCTTCAGCAAGGTTCAGGTAGTACTGTTCTCTACCCAGTCGCGACATTGATCTCTACCCCCTTTCGCTTTTGCTGCGGCGAGAGCTCCTTCCAGAACTGGAGTGTGTTCTGCTGCGAGCCTTCGATGATGCCAGGGTTGAAGCCCAACCACTTGCGGTAGTTCGGTATGTGGCACTCTCGCTTCAACTGCTCATCACCTAACCAGTTTCTCATCACCTTGAAGAAAAGGCGATGCGTCGTGAAGAGCATCGGTACGTACCAGGTGAAAGACGGTGTATCGATCCCGATGCGCTGATTAATCAGCCAGCCGACAAGCCGCAGGTCAGCCATGAACCGCTTAGGAAACTCAACGACTTTCGAGTACAGGATCACCCACGGCTTCCCCTGCCGCTGGATGATGTCGAATCCACTCAAGCATGCGCCACGGCCAGCGACGCCTCGGTTGAAGTTCATCCCGATCGCGAAGCTTCGGCTCTTCCGGCGCCGCCGGTACTCGTGCGTGAGCAGTTGCAGTGCCGCCTCATCTACATAGTGGTTCGTCAGCGTCGTAAACTTGCTGCCCCCTGGTCGGTAGCCTACAACATGGAAGAGCCGTTCACCGGTGAATTCGGGATTCCACCGGTCGACGGTGAATGTATTATTGTAACTCATCCACTTCGAGCTATCACGCACATCTACCCAGGCCGTCTTCGGGCCTAGCATCCGAAACGCGAGGCGCATGAAGAGGTCCGTCGGCGAGGAGGCTTGGACAACGAGCATCAAAAGATCCCTCGTGGTTCATAGTCTTTCCGGTAGGCATGAAGCGATCCGATGAGGTGGTGGAAGAGGCCAGGCTTCACATCTAGCCGTTGCGCCATCCACGCTTGCAAACCCATCGCCAGCAAGACATCGTATCCAAAATGGGTGTAGAGATCACTACTTCGCATGACGTAGAGGAGGGTGAGATGCGGCTCACCGTTGATGGGGCGAATGAGGAACTGGTAGTGCATTGAGCAGGGAATTCGGGCACGGCCTCCCACATGCTCAAGATCGTCATGTTGGTCGTACACTGTTAGCACCGCTTGTCGCGTGTTGGGGTAGAGGTTCAATGTCGTGAAGACGGACTGCAACTGCTCGGCGAACCGTTCGGCATACGTATAGGCGAACTTGCCGTGATGGAGGAAGGGTTGCCACGTCTCACTACGGAGCTTCCAGGCGGTGCCAGGGTTATGCGCTAGGCCAGAGAGCCGTTCAGTCAACTCCTCTTTAGCCCACTGCCGATTTAGGTTGAAGTACCCAGCCCAGTCGTCCATTGTCTCGAACCATCCCGAGATGCTATAGCCATAGCTAATAAGCTCTTTCGTCTCATACTGCGGGACGCCCTTCACGCGGAGGTCTTGCATCGTTTCAGGATGGACCTTCACGCCAAGTTCGACTAGATCCCGCTCGATTTCCTTCGCCGCTTCCCCGCATCCATTGAAAATCCTCATGAGTCTCTCCTCCTTCGTTGCTTGATGGCTGATAGAACCTCCCCTTCCAGCACTTGCAGAAGACGTCGTGAGTGGGGCTGCGTCGCCAGGGACGTCGACCGTTGGAAGTAATCTTCGAAATGCTGCTGAAGCTCATCCGTCGTCAAACTACCTGGGTCACTATGGTTCAGCATGATAAGGATCGTCGGCATGAGTTGAAGCAGACGGAGACAGAGTTGGATGGCATGACCAAGCGCATCGGCGTCGAGCATGACAATTGCCTTCTCCGCAATCTCCCGAATCTTCATCAACTGCAAGTCTGAAGCCTCTTTGCCCAAGAGCGCAACGACGGGGACGAGGCGGCTGAGACGAATAGCATCGAAGACCCCTTCACAGACTACGATGAAGTCACCGGTTAAGTCAGTGCCCCTGAACAGCACGCCGTGCTTTTCGATGTGAGGGTTGAGATACTTCGGCTGCCGGTTCGTGAAGCTCCGTGCGACGAAGTACACGAGTTCGCCCTGCTCAAGGATGGGAATGATGATACGCTCTTGGTAATGCCCCATCGCACAATAGCCCAGATGGTAGTGGTCGACTTCTTGAAGGGTTAAGCCGCGCTGGGTGACGAGATACGACAACGCGCGACGTCCCAAGAATGATGTCGGTCGTCCCACCAGTCGCTTAAATTCGGTAGGTAGTTGGACGTCGACGGGGACGACCGACGTCGTCTGACGGGGTGGTTGCAGAAACTCCTGCACCATTTGTTGATAGAGTGAGAGCCTCAGGGGGCCATCTTCGAGTCGGCCCGAGGCGCCGCAGCGGAAGCAATGGAAGAGGCGCTTCTTCACGTTGATGTACATGTGATACTTCGTGTCGGGGCAGTAGGGGCAATTCACCCGCACTTCGTCAGGATGCCCCGTGCGTCTAGCGCTGTTGATGGCGTCGGAGTTCATGCTCTCTCCCCAAGAACATGGAGTTCGGGTCACAGGCAATCCGAATCGTGGGGTGGCCCGGCCGCTGTCGGGACTTGGCGACATGCAGCCGCATGAGGTTATCCTCTTCCTCTTCGGGTGTCTGACAGAGGCCAATGACGATGTCGGCGATCGCCGCCTTGGCAAAGGCTTCGGCGAAGTCGGCGATGGTGATGACGATGTTGCTCAAGCTCTTGCGTGTGGACTGACTGGCGGTCACAATGGAGACCTTCAGCTCAGCCGCCAAGCGCCGGAGGTCGTCGTAGATTTCCTTCAATTCGAACCGATGATCCTTCCCCCCACGCGATGAATGCAGAAGGTCGGCGTAGTCCACGATGACCATGCCCGGCATCCGCTTCGTCCGCCGGAGGTAGTTCAGCAGCACGGCCTTTAGGTCTTCCACCTTCGGGTGTTCCGAGGAGAAGTCTTTGATGATGAGATCGCCACCGCCTTCTTTAATCTGGGCGATCTTGCGCTCGAGGACTTTAGGGTTCTTCTTCAAGAAGGTTAGGTCCCGCCCCGTGAGCCGGAGATCGTAACGTCTGGCGGTTCGTCGGTCAGAGATCTCCATCGTCGCATGGACGACGGCCAGGCCTTGGAGTAAGGCGGCGTGGCCAATGTTGACGAGGGCCAGCGTCTTCCCCCGTCCCGGGGGGCCAAGGAAGACGGCCAGTTCACCGCGGCCGAAGCCGCCATCGAGCAGTTCATCGAGTTCCTGAATCCCCGTGGAGATGCGCTTCTCTGAAACTTCATCCTGAATCCGCGCATTGGGCGAGTCGAAGTAGTCGTAGAACTGGGACTGCACGACACCCTTCACTCTGTCCGCCCGATCGAGGTAGTTCCGAAGCTTCTCGAGGTTCAGCTCGGGTTGCTCGAGGAGGTTGATCCCCTCCATGACGGCGGACTTCACGATCTGCCGACGGGAGAACTCTACCAGCGTCTCTTCAATCATCCGCTCTTCAGGGATCTTCAGCTTCTTGATCCGCCGAATCATCTGGATGCAGCGCTGACGGCGATCGGCTTGAGTCGTATAACGCCGCACGAGCGTCATCCAATCTGGCACTGTCAGCTTGTAGGCCTTCGGGTACTTCTCGAAGTACGATTGCAAGATCTGGAAGAGGTGTCGGGTATCATCGTCGCCAAAGAAGCCGGGCTCGATGATGCTCTGATACCGCTGCCAGAAGGGGCCTCGTCGAATGATTGAGAGGATACTGAGCTCAGCTTCCTGACCCAGCGACCAATCCATGCCACTCTCCAGAGGCTTTCTGCAACAACGTGATGAGGGCGTCGAGCGTGTCCGGCGTCTGAAGACTGAAGCCATGCCGGGTGAAGAACGTCTTGGCCTTCGGTTGCCGCTCCGTTGGCGAGAAAACGAGCTGTTCACGGATGTCCAGCAGCACCGGCCCCGTGCCGTGCTTTACGAACCGGACGCAGTAGTACGTCGAGCCGTGCTCTTTCTCGCCGGTGAAGGCGAGCTTGTGCAACGGCGGGTAGGCTTTCAAGACGGCGGGACCGAGGTAGGAAATCTTCGGCTTCTTCTTGCGGCGTGTCATCGACGGTTCAGCTCCCGTTGGAACTGCGCGGCACGTTCCTGTGATCGCTTCAGGTTGACGAGACGGATCTCGCGCTTCTTCCGGTTTTGCTCCAGCCACCGGAGATTACGTTCGTGTAGACTAAGATGTTCCTTTGGTGGGGGTGTAGTGATGACGGCTCCCCTTCGCCTTCGGGGTTGGTAGTCGCCGACCTTGCGGAGCAGGGCCCTGATCTGCTTGCGGATCTTCCGTGCGCTGACGCGGTCGTGCTGACTGTTGGCCCAGTCCTTCCGCTTGTACAGTTCGGCGAGTGCCGCTTTCACGTCGTCCATGGGTCGTGGTCTCCGGCGGTTCCTGATACCCAAGCTGCGTCGCCCACCGGAGCAGGATCCGCTCCTCGCTCTCCTGTTGCAGGGCGACGATCCACCCCAGTCGGTAGCGTAGCTTCGACTCGAGGTCGATGACTTGTGTCTTCACGTACCGGTCAATCCAGTCCTCAGTCGCGTGCTGCACGATGTGGTCCAGCAGCCGCTCACGACGCGGCTTGCGCTCGGCTGCAAGGCGTGAGGGTTCATCTGGCGGTCGACTACCCGCCTTCAGCCGCAAGCCTTCCGCCATCGAGCCACCGGGAGGGGTGAGGCAGTTCTCGCACACCCAGCGGTGGTCGTTGGGGTCTTGATGTAAGTCGCCTCGGTTGCGGCAGTTCGCGCAGATGCCGAGGCGAAGGTGTTCTGGGGTACTCGTCACGGTCATGCGTCCAATAACTCCTTGGCCTCCTCAAGCAGTTCGATGGTGTCGGAGAGATCTTCGCCCGTCAGCCGAATCCCCCGCTTGGTGAAGCCTTTGAAATCGTTCGTGTCGATGTACTGCCGGATGTCCAGCACCCGCTTCTTGTTGGGGAGGACCAGCACCCGGAACTGGTAGCTCTTCACTTCACCCAATTCCTTGACCACCGTGCCGAATTTCCCTTCATCCTCACTGGGCTTGGCCATGAGCAACTCCGGGGTCGGGTTCGTTCACTTCGACTTCTGCGAGGTCGAGTTCCTCAAACTTCAGCTGACAATCCTCCACTGCTTCCTGTGCCTCTTCGAGGTCTCGCCCGAGCGCTTCGACGGTGGCGAGCTTGTCGTTCGCTTCCTCCAAGGCCTCTTCCAACCGCTGACAGCGCTGGCAGCCGGCGATGGTGCGGGCGGTCTGCACCGCTAACTTGAGGAGGGCTTCGAGCTGGTCGGTGATGAGATGGATCTTGTGCTTCGTCTGCTGCAACCACTCTTGAAACGCTTGTTCTTCTTCGGGTGGGATTTCTGTGGTCATGGGTTGGCTCCCTATGTGATGAATGAGCAGGGGCGCTGGGGTAGCCAGGGAGCCCGTTCCTGGCCAGCCCCACGTCGAGGCACATGGTGGGGTGAAGGAGCCCAGCGCCCCCACGCATTCCGTGCTTACTTCTCCGACTCCCCTTCGTCGTCGTCTTCCTCGACTGCCACGCGGCTCTTCACGGCCTTGGTGGCTTTGACCGCTGTCTTCGGCTTGCTGGCGGTCTTGGCCGGCACCGTGATGAACTGCTTGTAGTGGAGAGCCCGAAGCCGCCGACGCAACGCTTTGGCCTTGTCGGTGTCACCGCTCTTGAGCGCGGCCTCTTTCTCAGCCCAGAGCTTCAACACCGTGGCCTTCACGTTGGTCTTCGTCTTCGCAGACGTGGCGGATGCCTGTGTGGTCGACCCCATCGTTCTCACCCCCTTCCGTGAGTTGTGAACGCGGCGTGTGCTGGGCATCGCGTGTACCGAGCAGCCTAGCACCGTCGGCGTCCGATTGCAACCAGAAAGTTACCGCGGTGGTACGAGCTTCGTGCTGTCTTTCATCCTCGCGTAGTGCATGACGTCATACAGGAAACACCCGCGCTTGCGCGGCTGAGCACTGGGGTTCTTCACGACGACCACGGGGCCTCGTCGTGTGAGCCACGCCTCAATCCGCCGCACTTCGCGTGGGGCGAGCTTGACTTGCAACTTCATCCGCTGCTTTGGCAGCGCAATCCCGAACCGCTTCGCCAACCGCTTCAGCTCGCTGTACTCCTCACTCACTGAGCGTGGAGCGGAGGGCTGCACCGGTGTCATGGTGTATCTCCTCCTTCCACCGACGAGCGTGTGGCGCTCGGCGGCAGTGGCACGCCGATCATGAGCATAGCCGTGCCCTCTTCGGCGAAGAGCTCGAAGTCGGGCTCGTACTCAAAATCGGTCTCGAACTCCATTGCGCGTACCAGCCGCGCACGCACCACATCGAGCTGGCGCACGAGCGCCATCAACTGCGATGTGGTGAAGTAGCCCATGTACCTCGCCTCCTTTACGTGAGCCAGACCAAATCGCCTTCCTCGTACCCATAGAGCTCGTAGGCGAGTTTCTTCAGTTCGTCTTCCGGCCCAGTGATCCGCAATTCATAGTACGCTCCCGCGTGGCTCAGGTTCCCACTGTCGGTCTCGATGAACTTCCCCAACCGATGCCGGCAGTGGTGGCCCTCCCCCAACACCGCGAGCGCGTCCTGCTGCTCAGCGGTCAGCACCTTCGCTCGCGCTTCTTCCGATTCCAAGGCCCCAAAGCCACCAAGCTCGTTGACGAACGCTGCCGCTTTGGTCACGAGGATCCTATTCATGGGTGGGTGCTCCTTGCCAGCGCCAGGGCAGCCCGAGGAAGTCGATCATCCCCCAGAGCTTGATGCCAAGGGTGACCTGGCGTGGGATGGTGAGCTTCGTCGGCTGCTGCTCATGGTAGCTGATCTGCACGCCCCGATGGGCGAGTTGGTCAAGCACCGCTCGCCGTTCGTATTGCCGTGAGCGGGATGACCAGACCCTCACCACTTCGCCGTGGAGGCGCTTCAGCCCTGGCTTCGTCATGCGGTGAAGCCGGCTTTCGCCAGCAGTCGGAGCATGTGTGGTGCGGTGGTCATCGGCTCGCCGGGCGCAAGACAAGTGCACGAGCCCCGCTCGCGTAGCTGCTGCCGCGGGTCATCATCGTCGCGTGTGTAGTGCCAGAGGCCATCGCAGAGGAGTTCATGGGCGCCCCCGCGGTAGATCGTCCGCAATTTCATAGTGTGCAGGCTCCTTCCCCTTGAGTTTTGAGCGAGGCGTAATGCTTCATCACGTAGAGGTAGTCTTCCCGTGACAGCCCCGTCGCTCTCCGAGCGGCTGGGTCGAACATGTTAAACCGTCCTCTCGCTCGCACGCGTTCATACGCCTTCCAGTTCTCATACTGCTGGGGCGTATGGACCTTAGTCGTCATCGCGCTTCACCTCCTTCCGGTGTGGTTGGCCTCATCAGTGCGGGTCCCTCGTCCCGCAGAGCCCCAGAGCTCATCACTCTGGGGCTTTCGGCCTCATATTCACGGCTCGCACATCCGCTTGACTGAGGATTCCTCTCTGCCTCGCCCACTACCTGCGGTCGCTTCATCCGCCCTTCACCAGGGTGTCTTATGATGCATGACTGAGGCTCAGCGTGCGGCGTGGAGGAGAGTGTTTGTGAAAGAGCGCTGTAAGTGCTGCAGTAGCCGCTATATAGCCACTATAGCATAATATGATCCACTATGCAACCTCAAAATGCCCTTGAGGGTAACATCGTTGATCAGGTCAGGTCCACTCACCTTCGCGCCATGGACGGCGAGGCTACTAGGCCCTATATAGATAGAGACAGCAGAGAACAGATCTGCTGTCGTAGGTCGAATATCTATACGAAGACGACGTAGATGCTGATTACTGCTCATGCTCTTTCTGCTCTGCCTAGAGGCATGACAGCTGATCGACTGTCTCAGAGCTGTTCATCCGTCTTCCCAGCACTGAGCGACGGTGAGGATTGCAAGGCGTCGGGGTCCTGTTCGTGCTCAACAAGCGGGCTCGATCCGCTCTGCGCTACCTCGGGGGTTTACTTGCTGACGGGTGCTTTCTGGTGCTCCTTCCGGAATTGCGCTTGCAGGGCCTGGTATTGCTCTCGTCCCTGCTTCCGGAGCTGGCGGCGCAGCTTCTTGGCCAGCGCCTGGTCGCCTTCCTTCAGGGCTTGCTGCTTCGCCGTCCAGAGTTGCAGAATCACGTCCCGATTGCTGGGCTTGCTGCTTGCGGGTTCGGGTGGCATGGTATCTCCTCCACTTGGGGTTGCTTGCAGGGTACAAACCTCAGGTGTGTTGGAACCCTTGCCGCGACGCAGCGCAGCGCGGACCGAGTCGCTTGTCAAAGAGCAATGGTGCTCCCCTTTCCCAGCTTGCATGGCTATTCTAGCATAATGTGCGTCACTTGTAAAGGAAAATACCGCTACTCATTTGTCGCATATATTGCGGCTGAGCAAGCAGGGGCAGCGCCGCACCGCCGTCGTCCCCGCTCGGGAGCCGGGGAGGGGGGTGCTGGGTGGGCAGAGGCATCGCATATCCCACATGGTGCCGTCGACTCTCGAACGTTCCATCTCTCATATTATGCGTCCTCCTTGCCAAGTGGGCCCACGTCTGCTAGGCTTAACACGTGATGAAGACACCACGGCACCGCCGTGATCCCCGAAAGAAACCTCTCTCGCCGCCGGAGCGACGCGCGGCGGACCTGCTCGTCAGCGGCACCGTGACCTCTCCCCAACAGGCCCTCACGCAAGCCGGCTACGCCCATCACACTTCGACCCGCACGAGCCACGGCGTGGGGGTCTTCCAGCGGCCACACGTCCAGGCCTACGTCTTGAAGCAGTTGGCGAAGCAGGGCATCACCGAAGAGGTCTTGGCCAAGAAGATGAAAGCCCTCTTGAACTGCAAACGCCTCGTCGTGACGAAGCAGGGCGTCCTCCGGGAAGACGACAACCCGACACAAGCCCGCGTGCTGGAGATGGCCATCGAGGCGATCGGCTGGAAGCTGCCCCCCACAGTGAACGTCGGCATCGGCGTCGGGCTGACCCAGCCTGGCGAAGCGGCCGAGCTCCTCCAGAGTGTCCGCGACATCGTGCGGCGCTTCGATGACGCCGTCGCCACACTGGCCAAGCCCGCATGACCCAGCGGCTCGACACCGCGCGACGACGACTCACCCAGTCCCTCCAGCGCGAACAACCACAGGCGTCGGCCGAGGAACTCGCCCAAGCCGTCAAGATCTTGGAGAACCCCCTCCTCACCGTCGTGCCGACCGGGAAGCAGGACGAGTTCCTCGCCTTGACGTCGTTCATCCAAGTCTTCTCTGGTGGCAACTGGGGGGGCAAGACGGCCATCGGGGCGACGAAGCTGGGCACGCTGCTCTTTCGCCCAGAGAACCCGCTCTTGCAGCGGCATCGGCACCTCTACACCTTCGCCAACACCCTATCCGCCCCGAAGTGTCGCTTCCGCATCGCCTCGACGCATACGGCGATTGAGCAAGACTTGATTCCGGCGCTGAAGCGGTGGTGGCCCAAGGGCCGCTACAGCACGTTCAAGGGGACGCGCCCCTTCGAGGCCCGCTGGCAACTCGATACCGGCGCCTGGGGGGATATCATGACGTATGATCAGGACCCAGAGGAGTTCGAGGCGGTGAAGCTCGATGTCGCCTGGTTCGATGAGCCCCCACCATACGACATCTTCAAGGCGACGATCGCCCGCATGAAGCCCCACGGCATCATCATGCTGACCATGACCCCACTCGCGGGGGCCGCGTACGTCTTCGATCGGGTGAATAGCCCCTGGGCCACCAAGTCCTGGGGCCTCGTCTACGCCGATATCGAGAGCGCGTGTCTCACGCATGGCGTGCGGGGCTATCTGCCGCATGACGCGATCGAGAAGAAAGCCGCTGAGTACGATGAAGAAGAGAAGCAAGCCCGCATCCAAGGTCTCCCGATGCACCTCGCGGGGCTCGTCTATAAAGAGTTCGCCACGAATGTCCACGTCATCGCGCCCTACCCAATCCCCGCGCACTGGACCCGGTACATGGTCTGCGACCCGCATGATCGCAAGCCTTTCGCGATGACGTGGGCGGCGGTGAGCCCCCAAGAGAAGGTCGTCATCTACGACGAGTACCCGAACGACCCCTTCCATCTCATGAAGTCGTCCAGCCTCACCGTGAGCGACTACGTGAAGGTGCTGCGGCTGAAAGAAGAACAGACGAAGATCTTCCTGCGGATCATCGATGCCCGCTACAGCAAGCGCCACTCAGCCCAGACGGGAAAAACGATCCGCGACTTGTTCGACGACCATGGTATAATGTTCGTCGATAGCTACCTCGATCAGGGAGGCAACATCGAACATGGGCACCAACAGGTCAAAGAATGGCTGAAGCCCGGCAGCGACGGCACTCCTACGCTTACCGTCTTCAACACATGCCAGAACACGATCTACGGCTTCCAGCACTACAGCTGGGACGATCACGCCACGCCCGAGCGGGGGCTGCGCGAGAAAGTGAAAGACATGCACAAGGACTTCATGGACAACGTTCGGTATCTCCGCATGGAGGAGCCACGCTATGTCGAACCCCAAGACGCCCCGCCGCCTGACCCGCAGCCGCCCCCTGAGCGATGGGGCCGTGAGGCGACGGCCGGAGGCTACGGCGCTACGAGTTGGTGATCTGCACGCGCTCACGCCTGGTGAAGCCTTGAAGGTCGTGGAGGCGATGTTGCCAACGATGCCGTACCGCAGTGTCCACATCTTCGAGCGCGAACTGGGCTTTGAGTACAACGACCTCATGATGCTGTGGGAGGATTTTCATGCCGAAGCGTAAGCAGCATCCGGAGACGCTGGAGAAAGCCACGGCGATTCCGGATCGCCAGCGCGCGAAGCAGGAGCGGCTCCGGGACTTCGTCGCCTCGCTCAAGCAGCAGGTAGAGGATGCGGAGACCGACCGCGCGACGTGGGAAGAGAATCTCACCCGCTGGTTCAAGAAGCGATACGGCGTGCGCCCGGCGACGAAGAACTTCCCCTGGCCGAATGCCTCGAACGTCCATGTGTCCCTGACCGAAGAGAAGATCCGTCGACTGAAGCCGAACTACATCAACCTCGCCTTTGAAGGCGACCCGATCGTCGCCATGTACCCGGTGGGTGACGTCCCGATGACCGCCGCCCAGGATGCCGAGCTCCTCATGCACTGGCTCCTCATCTACTACATGAACCAGGTGCCGGGCAAGAACTATCTCGAGGCCCTCACCATCTCCGTCGACCGGATGCTCGAGAAGAGCTTCGCCTTCGTGAAGCCGATTTGGGAGTATATCACCCGCAGCTACACGAAGACGATCGACGTCGAGGAAGACCTCCCTCCTGACCTGAAAGAGTTCGTGCTCAACCCCGAGACACAGGATGAAGACCTCGAAGCCTGGTTGGCATCGGAGGTAGAGTACGACTTGGAAGATGAAGAGTACGCCAAGCGCGTGAAGAAAGCGATTGCCGACTTCCGGGCCGATGGGCGCTACATTGACATCCTCGTCGACATGGAGGTCTACAACGGCCCTCGGGTCGTGCCGGTGGCTCCAGAAGAGCTCATCGTGCCGCCTGACACGACTGATGTCGAAGATGCCCGGCTCATCTGCCACCGCATGTGGATGACGGCGAATGAGCTGAAGGTCGGCGAGAAGGTCGGCAAGTACAAGAACGTCGACGAGATCCTTGACCTTGAGTCGGCCAAGCGTGATGCGCCGAAAGTCCGCTCAACGACGCTGAAGACCACGAAGGCCACGCGTGAAGGCGTCACCGAGTTCCTCCACAAGAGCCACCTCATTGAGATTTGGGAAGTCTACACGTGGTACGACATCAATGACGACGGCGTGGAGGAGAAAGTCGTTATCACCTTCCATCCCGCCTCCGGGATTGTCTTGCGGGCGATCGAGTTCCCCTACGAGCACTGGCGCTGGCCCTTCATCCCGCTGCTCTATGAGCTCACCGACGAGCGCTGGTACTCGCCTCGGGGTGTGCCGGAGCTGTTGGACCACTACCAGACGATCGCGACGAACCAAGAGAACGCCAAGCTCGACTACATGACGATGGCGAACTCGCTCCAATTCAAGTATCGCCTCGGCTCGATGGGGTCGGGCAGTATCCGCTGGATTCCGGGGCAGGGCGTGGGTGTCCAGCGGATGGAGGACCTCGAGCAGCTTCGCGTCGACCGGATTGACATCTCCTTCGATAACGAGATGACGAAGATTCGTGGTCTGTCAGAGCAGTTAATTGGGCAGCCGGACTTGGCGCTCAACTCGATCTCCAATCCGCAGGAGCGGCGCACCGCGTTTGAAATCTCTGAAGTCGTCTCGCTCAGCAAGCAGGTCTTCTCGCTCGATGCCCGCCTCTTCAAGAACAGTCTCCAGAAGCTCTACTACCAGATTTTCGCCCTCTGGATGCAGTATGGCCCCGAGGAGGTCTGGGTGAACGTCACCGGCGGACCCCCTGTGAAAATCTCTAAGGAGCAGATTAACCACGCCTTCGTCCTGGTGCCAAATGGCGAGTTCACCCTGCTCTCTCGGACCCTCGAGCAGCAGCGGGCGGGACGGCTGTTAGATGCCGCCATCAGCGACACCTCCGGCGCCATCAACACGTACAAGGCCTGGGAGAACTACTTGCTGAAGACCGATCCCCGCGCGGCGAAGCGGATCCTCAACGACGAGCAGACGTACCAGAGGATCCAGCAGTTCCGGATGCAGCAGGCCGAGCTGGAATTTCAGAAGAAGCTCCAAGTGGCTGGTCGACCGACGACGGGCTCGCCGTCCGTCTCAACCGGAGGAGGTGGCTGATGCCGCTCAGCCCAGAGGAAGACGCCGCCGCGAAGGCGTTGAGCATCACGGTGAATGAGGGGAAAAAGGTGAAGGCGTTGAAGGAGATGGAGGGGTGGGAGATTCTCAGCAAGCGGCTCCAGCTCGTGCGTGAGCAGGCGCTTGAGCGCGTCTTGGAGCAGAAGGTGGTGGCCGACTTGCCGCTCGTACTGGGGGTGGCGAAGGGGATCAATCTCGTCCTCAATGTCTTGGAGGTGATCATCGTGGAAGGTGAGCAGGCGAACGCCCAGTTGCAGGAGCTCTTCCGCGTCGTGGAAGACGCCGCGCGTGAGCCCTCACGTGAACCGCCTGTCTACCGGAGGACGCATGTGGGCCGCGGATGAGCTCGTGCGTGAACTCGATGAAGCGGGAGGCGGGGGGCCATCGTCTCGCGCTGAACGGATGCTGCGCGTGATCGCGAAGGCCCTCATCACCTTGGTGGCACATGCCCAGTCGGACCGAGAAGCAGCGCCGGTTTTTCGGCGCCGAGCTGAGCCGAAGACGGCGGGGTAAGAAGACACGGACGAATTTGTCCTTGCATGAGCTCGAGAAGTTTGCTAGAAAGGCCCATAAGCGCTGATGAGTACCCTCCCCGCGGTGGGGAGGTCGCCAGCACTGGCGTTAACTGCGGCGGACACGCGACCGCCTGACCAAGCGAGGAGGGCACATGACCAAGAAGGCTGGAAGGGACGTTAACAACCCTGAGACTGCTGGGGACCGGGAGTCGTCCGCCGGTGATGAGCAGGAGGACTCGAAGAAGAAGCGGTCGGCTGCGGTAGAGGCGGCGGACGCTGACGCGCAGCATGACGAGGACTCTTCTGACGAGGATGAGACGCTGACCGGCGGCGGTAAACAGCCGGAGGGTGACGATGAAGGGGAAG